TGTAGCTGTATAACTCACAGTAACTACAGTAAAGATGCTCTGTAATTCCATGGTTTGTAAAGATCTGAAAGTGGAAAAGTTAAATTCTTTTTCCTGCTATCACCACCAAAGTAAGTGATGATGGTGTCCTCACCGCGCCTCCACTTATTATAGAGGTCTAGGAATACTTTGTCCTTAAAACCGATACATCTCATGAAGTTTTCCATGCCTTCATGTAATGGTAGAGCAATAGATAACGCCCTAAACGTTTGAAGCAGATAGATAGGAATTGATTGCTTTGTATAAAACGTCGAAGGAAAGCAAAAATGACTAATGTACCAATTTAATAATTGGGTAGGTCTTGCTTTGGCATCCCATAAATAGCCAATGAAATTAAATGGCTCAAATGGTTCAGTTATTTCAAGAGTTGTATCAAAACCAAACAGCATATAAATATGTTGTATGTGATATGGATCAACATTCCCTAGTCTAACAAGATTGTCGTCACCTAAGGCAACAGAACTTCCATATGGAAATGCTCTCTGACCAGAAGTCAGCCATGCATAATTAATTACTGTGCGTGTGACCCAGGTATTAAATAATGCAGTAATATAGTTTCCAGAAGCGTTGCCCCTTTTCTGAAACTCTATCTCACCCGTTTTCTTTCTAACAAATGGTGTATATATGTAATATAACATAAGTGAATTAAAATGGTCCACTTCACCATATGGTATGTCAATAGCCTCATGTGCTATAGAAAAGAAAAGAGGATACATCCAAGATGGTATGTTAGAGTCAAATCTAGTAACATCAAAAGACGCAATTCTTGACCCTGAATTTTGAAATTTATCAATAATAGTTGAAGATACATTTGGAAGGTTTCTTCCAATTGTAGTTCTTGGTTCGTATGTAGCTATAGAACCTGCCTTTACGCGTGAGTACAGTTCTCTGAAGTATCTAGACTCAAGAGCATAAATTGAATAGGGTATACCCCAAATTTGGCGAACTTTCTTAATAATGTCATCTGGATTATCGGAATTAAACTTATACTGGAAGCGATGAAATAAAACAGCAACCTGTGAAAGTAAATTCCTATGTGAGATAGGTTTATTGATATATTCTTTAGCCCAGCTACGAGCTTGTTCTTTTGCCTCAATATTACCTTTCTTTTTGAAAAGAGGGTAACAAGATGAAGAAGTAGCATCGACATCATCGAACACATTTGAGAATGGTGTAACGCGGGCTTTACCAAGTCCCTCGAACATACAAAGGTCGACAGCTGCCTGATAACCTGCTTTTA